TCCAGCAACAATGCCTTCTGGATCTTCTTGTTACAATCTTGGTACTGATAAATGTGCACAAATAACAGGATCAGGTAATTCAACCTCAACTATGGGTGTAGATGGTATGGGTACAACCTTTATACAAACAGTTGATATTTCTGAATTAGATATAGAGAATGGCGGAAGAACAAATTACACAATAAAAGTAGATAAAAGAGATTCTGAAGATCGTATCTACATGCATATTACAGGTAAGGACGGAAACACATCAGTATTTAGTGGCACGGATATTTTATCAGAATCAGGCGTTGCAAGTGGTTATGATGAATACACAGGTGGATGGGATTTTGTAGGCTCAATTACAAAATTAACTATAGAGGTAGGCGGTAGAGATATTAATCTTGCGATAGGACCCTTGTTCGATGATGTTACAGTTAATGTGCTTTATAACGTTGTCAATACAATAGTTACCGAACATATACTTAGTGTTGAAATGTGGGTTTCTTATGGTGGTAGTACAGAAACAGAAGTCATAGATATTGTAGAAAATATATTTGAACATAATGATGTTGTAGAGTCTCCGGGTGATGACATGTATTTTGAACCAGAGTTTGATGAACCAGAAATGGAACTATCTTATGAAACAGTTGAGATGGAAATGGATTTTGAAATAGACTTTGAGATGGAAATGGATTTTGAAATGCCTAACATTGATATGGAAGAAATGGAAATAGCAACCCTAGAATATGAAATGGAAATAGAAATGGAAATAGAAATGCCAGAACCAGAAATGGAAATGGCTGAAATAGAAATGCCAGAACCAGAAATAGAGGAAGTAGAAGTTGGACCAAGTATGGAACCAGATTCAGAACCTGAACCAGAAATGGAAACAGAACCTGAATCAGAAATGGAAACAGAGGAGGTACAAGATGAACCTATTGAAGAATCTTCTGAAGAACCTCAAGAAGAAATGGCAGAAGAGCCAGAGGTTAAAGAAAGCTCACCAGAGGCTGCTGAGGATGAAGGAAGCGAAGAAGATATGGATAAAGCAGAAGATAAGGCTGAAGACAAAGAAGAAATAAAAAAACAAGAATCTAAAGAAAAAGCTGCTAAAAAGATAGTAAAGAAGATGGGGGATAAGGGTAGATATGATTCAACAAATCAGTTAAAAACATTAATAGTTATGCAAGTTTTAGGGAACACTAAAACTTTTTTTGACTCACAAAAACAATTAAATGACAGAGAAGGATTTTTTACAGATTATATGCTACCCGATACCCAAATAACAAATAATAATATAGCTCAATATTACTTATTCGCTGGTAGTGAAGGGTTATTAAATGAAATGATAGATAGTCAATGGCAGAAGTAGAATTTGCAGGAGTAAAATTTAAAGGCGGTAAGATCTTTATTATTATTACAGCATTAACCACTCTAGGAGGTGGATTATGGGGTGGTTTTGAATTTTATAAAGACTACCTTAACATGAAAGAACAAATACAAAATTATGTGGCTCCAGATTTATCTGAATTTGATAAAAACATTGCTCTTACAAAAGAAGAAATGGAAAGCAAAACTGAACTACTTCAAACAGAAATTGAAATGCTTATGGGTGAAATGGAAATGATGATGCAAGAAATAAGACTGGTATCTGATGTAGCCAATGAACTTAAAAACGATTTACGTCAAGATGTTCGTAGAGTTGAATCAATTGTTAATGATGTTGAGCAACAAGTAAAAGAAGATTCTAGAGACAATGCAAAAGATCTTAAAGAAACTATTGATACACTTGAAAATGATATGAAAAAATTAGAAGAGAGAATAAAACAATCACAAAAGGAGCTAGAGGAAAAAATAGATAAGCGAATTAAAAGAGCGCTAGAAAATCCTCTTGGTGGATAATGGCGAATAAACAATACAAATGGTTTTTAACAAAAAGAAACAGGGCTATGTCAAAGAATAACCCTGCTGCAAAAGAACTATATACTCCTCAATATAAACCAAAAGTTGTGGAGAGTAAAAAAATATATGATAGAAAGGATGATAATGATTTTTATACTCACATAAAAAAGGAACAAGAAATTTTAGATATAGGCATGAAAGAATCTTTAAGACAAAAAAATGAAAGGGCAAAAAAATGAAAATTTCTGATAACACCAATGTACAAATGCCCCTCAAAACGGTTGCTAGTCTGGTCACTCTTGTCGTGGTTGGCACCTGGGCGTATTTTGGCCTTATTCAGCGCATTACGGAATTAGAGACTGCTAAACAATTAATGGAAGCTGATCTATTAAAAAAAGCTGAGCAAACGCCTGTGGATATGGAGCAGTCAATGATTTTGGAATGGCTTGGCACAAAAAATGCTACGATGGAAGCTGAACTTGAGTCGATGATGCATAATAAAGTGAATATCGAGTTCCTAAAAGAGCAGGTAACACAGATGCAAAAAGATGTAGAATTGCTAAAGGACAAGGTTAGACAGAACGGAGCACCTGAATGAAAATTGTTGCTGTTATAATTTTATTCGTCTTTGGAAACATGAATGATCAGGAAACACAAATGACACAATATATTCCTATGGCTAATGCAGGTGAATGTTTATACGAAAAACGTATGTTAAAGAAAAATAAAGATTTTCCTAAAGATGCCTTTTGTGGTCCTGCTTATGTAGAAATAAGTGAGAATGGAGAAGTATTAAAATTATATAATGAAATACCAGATGGGGCTACATTAGTTAATGAAAAAATATCTAAGGAAGCAATGAAAGCCTGGACTCTTCGAGCAAAAGAAAAATGGAACCAGTAACTATAGTCTATATATTTTTTGGAACTCTTTGGGTAGTTGGAGCCCTTACTTATCTTTAAATTATGGCTAAAAGAATTTCTACTCAAACAGAATATTTTACTCCTGTTAAGAAAAGAACGAGTATAGGCCATTCTTCTCGATCTAAACCTAAAAATAAACATAAACTTAAATCATGGAAAAAATACAACCGACAAGGAAAGAGATAATAGAGGATGTTAGGCTCTGGTCTAAACATTTTTTAGAAGTTCCTAACCTTCATTTAGGTGGAGTACCTGCTTGTCCTTTTGCTAAAAAAGCTTGGTTAGATAAAAAGGTATGGGTGACTGTAAAACCTAAATATAGTCCTTATAAAAAAGAATTAAATAATTGTTTAAAAAACTTAGATTTTTCAATTTTAGAAATTCTTATATTTTGTGACCCTTATTTTAGTTATTCTCCTAATGAACTTCATAGGGCTACTGAAGATTTTAATGAGTGGTATAATAAAAAAGACTTATATTTTATGAGTTTTCACCCTTCTAATCCAGCTACTGAAGAGGAACAAAAGTTTTTAGTTTCGCCAAATAAAGATATGAAGGTACTTGGTCCAGATTATAAATATTCTATGATGTTGGTACAAAAGTTCTCGCAATTACAGCGAGCTTCTGATAAATTGCACAAACAAGGTTACTATAAGAAGTGGCCTAACGAATACTATCAAGAAGTTGTGGTATCTCGTGCTAATAAATACAAACAGATCAATGGAGGTCTATCATGAGGGGTAAAAAGAAAACAGCTAAAATGCGAGGTGGTGGAAAAGTTAAAAAAATGAATATGGGCGGTCGTACAGGCGACATGATGTATTCAAGAGGATATGGTGTTGATGAAAGATCAAAACGTATGCCTACTATGTTAATGGATCGTGGTCCATCAAGAATGAAAGCAGGTGGTCGTGTTGGTAAAAAAGAACAAGGCTATAAAGATCGTAAAGATGAATCTATTGCAATGCGTATACGAAAAAAACGTACACCTAAGCAATTAAAAGCTAGTAGAGATGAGTCTTACGGTAAATTTGGTAGTGGTAAAGGTAAAGGTGTTATTAATAAACGTGGAGGCGGTATAGCAAAACGTGGTTTTGGTAAATCTGGTAAGTAGTTTTAATGCCTACATATGCAAGTACAGCCAACTTTGATCTTTCCATTGATGAAATTGTAGAAGAAGCTTTTGAACGATGCGGTTTACAGGATCGAACAGGATACCAATTAAAAACCGCACGTCGTTCATTAAATCTTTTATTAGCCGAATGGTCTAATAGAGGCTTAAATTTATGGACGATACAAAAACAAACCGCTGCACTAGCCGCAGATACAACCAGTTTATCTGGTACTGCTTTGTATGGTTCAGGAGCAGATGCTGCTTCTCAAATTATTGATATTACAGATTTAGTTATAAGAGATACAAATAATAATGAGTTTTCTACAACTCCTATTAGTCGTTCTACTTATTTAAATTATACGGTTAAAACAACAAGTGGTAGGCCTACACAATTTTATTTTGAAAAAACTATTAATCCGACTTTATATTTATATCCGGCAGCGGATGCAGCTTATACTGTCGTTTATTATGCTATGTTAAGAATGAAAGATTCGGGAGCTTATACCAATAATAATGAAGTCCCTTTTTCATTTTTACCTTGTCTTACAGCAGGTCTTGCCTATTATTTAGCTTTAAAATATGCTCCTGATAAAACTCAAATTTTAAAATTAGTATATGAAGAAGAATTTAAAAGAGCAGCAGACACTAACAGAGGGAATGTTAGCTCTCATTTTGTTCCTTATATAGGTGTAACAGCAGGGAGTTATTAATGGGGCGTTATGCGTCAGGTAAATTTGCACTTAGGATTTCGGATCGTTCTGGTATGGCCTTTCCTTATAATGAGATGGTACAAGAATGGACAGGTTCATGGGTTCATGTTTCAGAATACGAACCAAAACAACCTCAATTAGATCCTCAATATCATCCTACTGATCCTCAATCTTTACAACATCCAAGACCTCAAATTGCTGATTCGACTGTATATGTTGGAGACAATGCAGTAAGAAACGCTACAGGCGATGTGGTTCTTTCTCCAAACGGTGATGTGTTTGATGGAACAGGGGATGGTCAAGCTGTTAATTCTTTTCAAACCTTATTAGAACCAGTTACCAATTATTATGCAAATGGTGTAGCCTATGCATCTACTCAGAGAAGTATGATGCCTTTGAGCGTGCAACAACCTCAACAAAGGACACAGTTGTTATCTAGAACTGGAAATGTTACAGTAAGCACATCATGACCGATTATTCAGATTTAAACACTAATGTAAGAAATTACACCGAAACAGATACAAATGTTTTATCTGATTCTGTTATTCAACCTTTTATAAAATCTATTGAAGATCAAATAATGCGAACAGTAGATTTAAATTATTATAGAAAATATGATTATGCTACACTAACAGTAGGAAACCCTTTTATGCCTCTCCCAAGTGATTGGCAAGCAACCAGGTATGTTCAAATTTATGATGCTACTTCTAGTGATCCCGATAGAACATTCTTGCTTCAAAAAGATATTTCGTTTATGAATGAATACTGGCCTGATAGGACAGCAAATGCTACTCCTAAATATTACGCTATGTGGGATCAGGATACACACTATATAGCGCCAACCCCCAACGTTGCTCTTAATGTAGAGCTCGCATACACGTACAAGCCTGATGGTTTATCAAGTACACAAACGTCTACTTGGTTAAGTCAAAATGCTCCAAACGTGCTTTTATATGGTTGTATCTTACAATCACTTGGATACTTGAAAGGTCCAGCAGATATGATACAATATTATGATAAAATGTTTAACGAGTCTGTACAGGCTCTCGCAACATATGAGATGGGGCGTGACCGTAGAGACGAATTTCGAGACGGCGTTATTCGTATCCCTCTCGAGTCAAAGAACCCATAGGAGGTCAACATGGCAATTACTCAAGCTGTTTGTAACAGTTTTAAAGTGGAGATTCTGAAAGGCTTGCATGATTTTACAGCAACGACAGGGAACACTTTTAAATTAGCGCTTTATGATTCAGAAGCAACATTAAGTAAATCAACTACTGCATATGCAACACCAGATGAAGTAGGTGCATCAGGAACATATGCTGCAGGCGGAGGAGCATTAACATCAGTAACACCAGTATTATCAGGTGATACGGCTGTTTGTGATTTTTCACCTGACTTATCATTTACCAGTGCAACTATTTCGGCTCAAGCTGCTGTAATTTATAATAGTTCAACAGTATCAGGATTAACTACGAATGCTGCTGTTTGTGTTTTAGATTTTGGTGGAGTTAAATCTTCATCTGCTGGAACATTTACAATTACATTCCCTGCTGCTGAAGCCACTGCTGCAATTTTAAGAATAGCATAAGGAGATAAATTATGGCTTCCGTCCAAGGATGGGGCCGTCTGACTTGGGGCTCAGGTGCATGGGATGAATATGCTCCTGTAGACGCTACAGGCAATGGCCTCACGTCAAGCACTACAACTCCAACAGTTGTTACTGATCAAGTTATTTCTGTAACTGCTGTC